TGGCATCTTTGGAGGCGGTAGCGCAGGAAGCTCTGGGTTACGCTCTGGTGCAGGATATACTGCAACTAACACTTCTATAAAAAAGGCGCCTAGATAAATGAAACTGCCAAAAGAATTAGGATCATTAGAAGATTTAAAAACAAGAGAGTCTATAGCGTTTAACAAGATGGCCTCATGGCATGAGATATTAGATGATACCTATGAATACTTTCTTCCTAACAGAAACTTGTTTGACTCTACCTCTGCTGGCTCAAAGAAAATGGATCGTATCTTTGACTCTACTGCTATCGAAGCTATCCAACAGGGAGCGAGTAAGCTACAAGAAAACATTGCACCTATCTGGAGTAACTGGGCAACCTTTGCGCCATCCTTAAGTGTTGTTAAGCAGTTAGAGACTGGTGAGTTTGATGTCTCTGAAGAAGACATAAGGAAAAACTTAGAAGACCAAGCAGATATTGTCTTTGATTTTATTAACCGTTCTAACTTTGCTACACAGTTCTATGAGCACGCTCTTGATCTCTTAGTCGGTACAGGTACGTTACGTATTGATGAGACTGACAACACGAATATGCCATTAGTGTTTAACGCTATTCCACAGAAAGGTATTGCGTTTGAAGAGGGGCCGTATGGTTCTATTGAGACACACTGGCGTAGGTTTAATGTTAAGGCACGTAACCTTAAAAGACAGTGGAGAGGCTTCAAGCCCTCAGAAAATGTACAGAATTTGATAGACAATCAGCCCGATGCAGAGGTAGAACTGAGTGAAGGCGTTGTGTATATGCCTAAGTCTGAGAAATACTATGGCTGTGTATGGGTCAAAGGTGAAGACCGTATAAGCTGGAAAGAAGACTTTGGTGACTCAAGCCCTTGGGTAACTGGTCGTTACTCTAAAGTCTCTGGTGAGATACGCGGTCGTGGCCCTGCTGTACAAGCACTACCTGATGTACGATCACTAAACAAAGTAAAAGAATTTGTACTACAGAAAGCCGCTATCGACCTGTCAGGTATGTATACAGCTACAGATGATGGCGTGACTAACCCCTACAATATAGTTATAAGCCCAGGGGTTGTTATTCCAGTTGGTTCTAACAACTCATCTAACCCTTCTATTCAGAGATTAGACACTGGTGCTAACCTAGCATTGGCGCAATTTGAAATGCAGGAGCTACAGACTGCAATCAAACGTGCTTTGTTTAACGATCTGCGCGATCCTACTGGTGCTGTGCGTTCTGCGACAGAAGTAGCCATAGAGTCAAGAGAGTTAGCTAAGAGAATAGGTAGTGCGTTTGGTCGATTACAAACAGAAGTTCTTGTTCCTATCCTCAAGCGTGTTGTCCACATCCTTACACGTAGGGGAATACTACAGCCTTTGAAGTTAGATGGGCGTGACATTGAGATTAAGTTCTTATCACCTCTAGCTAAAGCGCAAGATGCTGAAGATATTATTAATGTCCAACAAGCAGTACAGTTTGTCTTACAGAATGCTGGCCCTGATCAAGCTAAGATTGGATTCAAGCAAGAAGACTTTGGAACATGGGTAGCGTCTAAGACTGGAATGCCTGCTGAATTAGTAAGAACACCTACTGAGAAAGCACAGGTTATTCAGGCTGGGGCAGAAGCCGCACAAGCTGGTATGAAGACATCACAACCACCGATGCCTGTTCAATGAGTTGGTCAAATATTGATCAACTTGCTGATTCAGAAGTTGCTAAAAAACAAGCAGAAATACGTAAGCGTAATGCTAACGACTTAGCTAAGGCATATCACAGAGTCTTTACAACTGATGATGGAGCGCGTATCTTAGCAGACCTGACCAAAAGGTTTGTCTATGAGAACGACACTTCTTTTGGTTCAGAAAATATTAATTATGAAGCCGCTTACCACAATGGTGAGGGTGGGGTAATTAAGTTTTTAATCAATCAGATGAAACAAGCTGAAATCAAATAAGGACTAAGTTATGTCAGAAGAACAAGCCGCTGTACAAAGCGATACCTTGTTAGACAGTGCTACACCAGAACTTGCAGAAGGTGAGTATTTTTTAACCGATGGTATCAAAGGAACTGGTGAAGTACCCGAATGGCTAGATACAAAATATAAGTCTGTAGCAGATCAAGCTAAAGGATATTCTGAGTTATCAAAGAAGTTCGGTGGATTTAAAGGAACTCCTAAAGACGGTTACACACCCCCTGAAGGCATTGAGAGTGATGATGCTTTGTATCAAGAGTTAGAGGCATTTGCTACTAAAACTAACATGGGTGCTGATGCGTTTGGGGAAGCATGGGAACTATTGTCTGCTCAAGATTATGCCGCAGAAGAGGTTAATCAAGAACACGAGCTAGAGAAGTTAGGAGAGAATGCTCAGGAAAGAATTAAGACTGTAGAAGGGTTTATGAAAAACAACCTTGATCCAGAAACTTACGAGCAAGCAAGAGACTTAGTAACTAGCGCAGATACTATTGCACTTGTTGAAATGCTAGTACAAGCTACTGCTCCTGCTAAACTGCCAATGGAGGGAGGTCATAACCCTCAAGGTCTATCTTGGGAAGCTATCGAGACAGAAATGTTTAAGAAAGACGAGCAAGGAAACCTATTAAGAAGTACAAATATAGAACACGAGCGCAAGATTCAAAGAATGATGCAAGCGTGGGGCGGTTCAGGTAATTGATTAATATAGGGTAAAAGGTGTATAATCAGTACACTGGATACCCTTTTCCCAAAGGCCCAGTAAATTTAGGTTGAATGCTGACCATTTTTACTGGGTACTCAGCAAAAACCTTGAAAAACTTTTTTAATTACTCTTTTTCGAGGAAACTATTATGAGTAAGAATCTATCTGCCGTAGCGTCGATTGAATTCGATAGCATGGTAAAACGCGCTTATGCAACAAAAGGGCTTCTCAAGCCTTTCGTAACTGTACGTAACAATGTAGTTGGTGACACTTATAAATTCCGTAACATGGGTAAAGGTCTAGCTAACCAGAAGTCTACTTCTGATCTAGTCACTCCTATGGACGTAACTTATGATTTCGCTATTGCTACTTTGCAAAACTGGAATGCTCCAGAGTACACTGATATTTTTGACGCAACTGAAGTAAACTTTGACGAGAAGCAAGAACTAGCAAGCACTATCGCTGGTGCTCTTGGTCGTCGTTCTGACCAACTAGTAATTGACGCAATGAATGCAAGCAGTGGTTCTACTGTTGCTCACGGTTCTGCGGCTTTAACTATGGCTAAGTTGACTGAAGCTCACGTAAACCTACGTGCCGCTGGTGTACCAAACGAAGGTCTTACTGGTGCAATCAATGCCGCTGGACTTGGTGGACTTCTCAAAGATGAGAAAGCTACTTCTTCTGATTATCAAACAGTTAAGGCTCTTGTAAGTGGTGACATTAACACTTTGCAAGGTTTCAACATTGTTGTTCTTGATGATCGTTCTGAAGGTGGTTTGACTGTTGCTAGTAACACTGTTGACTCATTCTTCTTCGCGCGCGACGCTGTTGGTCTTGCTATTGGCATGGACATGAAGACTTCTGTTGATTGGATTGCAGACCGTACTTCATGGTTGAGCAACGGCTGTTTGAAAGCTGGCTCTGTTGTCCGTGACTCAAGCGGTGTCGTTAAAGTTGAATACAAAGATAACGTATAAGGGGAAATATCATGGCTTTTGCAAGATCAGGTTTATGCCGCATTGGCGGTTCAGGAACAGGTGGAAGCACTTGGCAGTATACTTCTACTGATGCTAAAACAGTTGTTGATAACGCAGATTACTTCCTTGACGCTATCAATGAGTTTAACATTGGTGATTTAATCATCTGTAAAGATACTACCACTGCAACTGCTCCAGTAGTAACTATTACTTACATTAAGACCCAAACCGCTACAAGCATTACTGCGGCTGGTGGTACTACAGTAACAGCGTAAGTAACAAAGTAAAACGTCTGGGGGGTTCGTCCCCCCTTTCTTACATAAAGGTTTATTATGGCAAGCAAAATCCAGCTAATATCTAATGCGTTAATTTTAATTGGGGATTTGCCTATTACAACTTTAGTCGGCAACTCACGCGCTCAAACTGTTGCTAACAATCTGTATGACAACATCGTACAAAACGAATTAACTAAATATCGTTGGGGCTTTGCTAAAAAGAAAGCACAGCTAGATTTAACAACAGAAACTCCAGTAGGCACTGAGTGGCAGTCTATCTACCAACTTCCTGCTGACCTATTGTTTCTTATCAAGATTAATCCTCAAGTTAATTACGCTCTCTATGGCGATAAGCTATATGCAAATGCAACTGGCGCTATATACGCTGATTACATTTACAACGCTCCAGAATCAGCATGGCCTGTATACTTTAGTAAGATGATTGAGTACAGACTTGCAATGGACTTTGCTCCATCTATCAGGGACAGTGCCGCATCTATGGAAGCTAATGCTAGTCAATATGTAAACGCTTCTCGAATGGCAAGATTTACTGATTCGCAACAATACCCAATAACCCCTATTACAGATCGTCCGTTTATTAATGTAAGGTTTTAGTTATGGCGAAGTCGAAGTTTCTACAAAGTTCTTTTGTAAGCGGAGAGTTGTCGCCATTGCTTAAGGGCCGCGTTGATCTTGATCAATACTATCAGGGAATGCAAACTGCTGAAAACGTCCTTATCGTCCCACAGGGAGGGTTAAAGCGTAGAGCAGG